CCAGCACCGCCTTTACCAGCGATGATCTGCACAACACCGGCGTTGTCTTTATAGTACAACTTGCCGTCGGTGATGTTGATTGCCAACTCACCATTGACGAGGTTAGCGGCCAACGGCGCTGTAGCCGCTGTGGTGCTGTAGTATAACGAAATTGGTGTGTAGCCCGTAGCTGCCATATTTATTCCTTATTAAGGTATGCTAATACTTCTTTTGGTTTTACAAATCGGTCGTTTTTATGTTCAACAAACTCCCACCATAGGAATTGGTTTTCTACTAAAGTTGACCGATCTTTTAGTAGGTTAATATTTTCTGGGTGGCCAAAAATAAAAGGATCTGATACTGACCACAACACTATTCCACTTTTGCCTTCATCCCACGCAAGGTGTTGAAAAAAGCTGTCAACGCCAATCCATGTTTTGCACTCCCTAAGCAACTGTCTTAACTCGCTTATTGGCAAGTTTTTTCTAAAGTCTGGTACCAGTTGCTTTTCGCCTTCTATTCCTACTTGGATAATTGGCTTGTCAATCTGACTAATCAATTCTTCCCAGTAAGGATAGTTCTTTGGGTTCTGTTTACCATTGCGCAGTTTTTGTGCATACGGGGCTATGATAATCATGTGTATAGCTTCCTGTACGCGTCTTCTAAACTGCCTTTCCATTTCCACTGATCCATTTTGCCGTATATGTTATACGGGCCAATGTCACCAAATAACTTCTCTGCTTGCGCTATTGATCTGCCGGGAACCACTTCAGGGTAGCATGTAAAAACTTCAGGGCTACGTATTGCAGGCAAAACATGACTAAATACAATGTGATCGCCAAGACCGCAATTGAGTACCACAATGGTCTTATCACGATACTGCAAAACATTCCTAAAAATTTGTTCATCATAATCATACATCTCGCGTCTTGTTTCACTGCGAATCCCACCTTGTGGGTTCTTCATGTGCCATGTTACGGCATCTGGTACCGCTAAAATGCTGTAGCCTCTGCGGTGCAAGTTATAAGTAAATAGCGTCTCTTCTCTGTGCGCCACTCGGGACAAACCCAAATTATAATCTTGCACACCAGCGCGATACAAGAAGGTGCAATGTAAATGCTCAACTTCTCTTGCTGTTGCTATCTTGCCCCACTGCACGTTGGGCTCACTATCAATGTTATCAATCTTACCGGTAACATTTCCGGTGTTTGGCATATATGGCGGGGTTAACACCGAACCACCTACAGCACCTAAATTGGGCCAGATTTGTGTCCAATGATACAAATTCTCAAGCACGTTGGCTTCCGGTATTGCGTCATCATCACAACGCCAAACCCAATCGTAGCCCATCGTATTTGCGCGTTGGTGGATGTGGTGCTGACCTTTTTTATCAGCGTACTGCCACTCCCATGCAATACCTTTTGCATCTAACATTTGAAAAAAGTATTGGTAAATCATCTCACTGCGCATGTCTTGTGGCTTGTCATTATCATCAAACACAACCAGCTTATCTACTGGTTTGGTTTGGTTAATAATAGCGTTTAATACTAGTGGCAGTGTTGTAAAGTACCTCCCGCGTGTTGCCACGGAGCAGAGAACTTTACTCACTTGCAGTCCACCGACAAATCATCAAGTTGCAAGGATTTGACGCGTCAATCTTTTGTGGTACATCTGTAATCTCGCCGTGCTCGTTGATGTAATTAAACTCAAAGCCCGAAAAGTGACGTTCGTTCAATCCATGCAGCTTATGATGTGGCCCCCAAAATCCGGGTGGCTCATTCATTGGCACAGTAATCAACAAACGCTTACAGTGCTTTTTAAGATTCTCAACAATCTCCATGCCGGTGTCAAGGTGCTCAATTACTTCAAACGCCACAATGGTGTCATACTGTTCTAGCTCGTAGGTGTTGATGTCACACCATTCAAACTTAGCGTTGTACCCCCAGTCTTGTTCTTTAGCAACTTCAACAATGATTGGGTCGTAGTCTACGCCGGTATACTCAATGTCTTTTGGAAAAAATTGAATACCATAACCATTTGAACAACCAATTTCTAAAATTTTTTTACCGAGCAGATTTTTTGCTGCCCAGTTGTATCTTGTTACTTCGCGTGGGTATACCGTATCGCCTTTTAGAAATACTGCGCGTTCCCAAAAGTTTGATAAGCGCCAGCGGTACCATTCTGTGTTGTACTTTTTAGCTAACCTTAATGAGTTAATTAAAAAGATGTTGTCCCAACCTTGTACTAAATTGGCGTCGTGCATGGTGCCTTCGCCTTTGTGGTAGATTGGAAAGCCGCCTGTATATTGCGTTCCATCCCACAACTTTTCAAACACTTCTAATACTTTAAAGCCAGCTTTTTCAGCTTCAATGCAAAATTCAGTATCTTCTCCGCCGCCTACGCCGTACTCTTCGTTTAGTAATCCGATTGTATCGAATACTCTGCGGTGAATCATAACACAAAAGAACACTGCAAAATCACGACCCGCTGGTTCAGAATTTCCTTTAATAATGCAAGAGATTCCACAGTTTGGATCAACAAATGGCCTGTCTAAAATGTCAAGCCACTGGTTTTGATTTTGTTCCAACAAAACAGTGTCGTTATTTAACAAAACAATTTTGTTGCATGTTGCAACCTTAATGGCTGCGTTATTTGCTCCTGAGTACCCAAGTGCTTTGTCTGACCAAACCACTTTTAAATTGGGCACTGCTGTTGCCAAATAATCTAAGTATGCTTTTGTGTTATCTACACAACCGTTTGCGGATATAATTAATTCAATGTCTTCTAAGTTGGTATACTTAACAATTGAATCCACACACGGCTTTAAATACTTTTCACAATGATTGTAAGTTGGTATTACAATGCTATATTTCATATTGTCCTCAAAGTTCATACGAACTTATATTATATTACTAAAATGTTCCGCCTGTCACCCCGCCGGTAAAGGCGTTAGTTACGGAATTGTATGTTAAGCCAGTGTTTACATAAGGGGCTTGGCTGCCTGTTGTTCCAGAAACAAAAGTAACGTATCCGGGGTTTAGGGTACTGGTGGTGGTTACGGATATGGCTGTTGGAGTCACACCACTGTAACCAGAGATGCCGCTGTAGCCGGAGATACCGCTATAGCCAGAAATACCACTGTATCCACTGTAGCCAGAGATACCGCTGTAACCAGAGATACCGCTAAAACCGCTGTAACCAGAGATACCACTGTAGCCAGAAATACCGCTGTAGCCAGAAATACCGCTGTAGCCAGAGATACCAGAATATCCGCTGTAACCAGAAATACCAGAATATCCGCTGTAACCAGAGATACCGCTGTAACCAGAGATACCGCTGTAACCAGAGATACCGCTGTAACCAGAGATACCGCTGTAACCAGAGATACCGCTGTAACCAGAGATACCGCTGTAACCAGAGATACCGCTGTAACCGCTGTAGCCAGAGATACCAGAATATCCGCTGTAGCCAGATATGCCGCTGTAACCAGAGATACCAAAATATCCGCTATAACCAGAAATGCCGCTGTAGCCTGATTTTCCGCTGTATCCGCTAAAACCACTAAAACCAGAGAAACCGCTTATGCCGTTTGCAATGGCAAAAATGATTGGTAAATTGTTTGCAAATCCGGTTGTGCCTGTACCCGAAGAGCTTACCAATGAAGCGGGGATTGTATAGTATCCACCAGCGTTTGTTGGGGTTCCAGTGATAATCCAAGTTTGTTGGTTAGCACTGTTGCTTTGATCTTGAATAACAACTTCTTCAGTCGTTGCAAGCAAAGCCAAAAATACGCTAATGTCAACACCATTTGCTGCCGTTGTGCTGACGTTTAATTGTGTTGCACTTGTTTGTGTGGCGTTGTTCCACAACAAATAATCTATTCCGGGGTTACCGCTGGTAGCAGAAGTATTTGCTTTATAAAAATAATAACTGCTTGATATACCGCTTGCGCCGCTGTAACCTGATATTCCGGAACCGCTGTAACCAGAGATACCGCTGTAACCAGAGATACCGCTGTAACCAGAGATACCGCTGTAGCCAGAATAGCCACTAAAACTAGAATAACCAGATGTGCCAGAATACCCGCTATAGCCGCTATAGCCGCTTATTCCAGATCCAGAGTACCCAGATATGCCTGAGAAGCCAGAAAGGCCTGAAACGCCGCTATAGCCCGAAATACCGCTATATCCACTGTAGCCAGAGATACCGCTGTATCCTGAATAGCCAGAAATCCCTGACCAACCGCTGTATCCGCTGTAGCCTGACACGCCAGAACCACTATAGCCAGAGATGCCTGAAAAACCAGAAAGACCAGACACACCACTATAGCCAGATGTTCCGCTATACCCGCTGTAACCTGATATACCAGAGATACCAGAGTAGCCAGAGATGCCAGACCAGCCACTATAACCGCTATAACCAGATACACCAGAACCTGAGTAGCCAGAGATACCAGAAAATCCAGAAAGACCCGATACGCCACTAAAACCTGATATGCCGCTATATCCAGAATATCCACTAATACCTGAATAACCAAACGCGCCACTGATACCAGAGTATCCAGAAAAACCACTGGTTCCTGATTTACCGCTGTATCCAGAAGTACCAGAAAAACCACTGTAGCCAGATACACCGCTAAAACCCGATGTACCTACGCCGCTATAACCAGAGTATCCACTATAACCAGACCAGCCAGAAATAGGGCCAATAACTTGTTGTGTGCCATCGCTGTAATAAATTACTAAATCGCCATTCGATGGAACGTAAACAATTGTAGTGATCAGTTTGCCGGGCGACGCAGCATTGGCAATCTGTGATACAGACGCCTGCTTTGTTACTCCGTTTTGTACCAGCGGTACCTGTTCGTTACCAGTTAAGGTGATCGCAACAGGCAGCTGCGTTATCGACTGATCTGCCATTTGTTTTTATTAAGTATAAGTAAATGCGCCGTGCGCTGTTGCAGTTCCAAACGGAGAAATCACAGTTAAGTCTACTAAGCCCGCAACAGCATGCGCTGGAGTCGTGGCTGTAATTTGCGTAGAGTTGACAACATTAAATGTGCAAATTACACCGCCTAGTTTTACAGTATTTACGCTAGTAAAGTTTTCACCATTAATGGTTACTGGTGTTCCACCTGCTTTTGGTCCAGTGTTTGGCGTTATTGTGCCAACATACGGAAACAAGGTCATTGGTGAATACGGGAAACTTAATGTATTCAAGTCGCCTTGTGTGTTTCCACTGTATGGTGATACTCCATCAATAAACATGGAGTTTTCATCTTGGAAACCACCTTGGGTTAATATCTGATTACCACCAATTGGTCCCGTAGCTACTGAAACGTCTGGTCTTGGATGACGTAATGCAATATTCTCTGTTTGTAATGCTGGTAAACGCCATGGATCAAAATCATCCCGATCTTCTGCACACACGCGCATGCCCGGGAAATTTGGATCAGGCATTAAGTCTACGTAGGGAAACTTTCTGCTGCAGCGATCGCATATTCCAATCGCTACAACAGAGTTTCGGCTAGTATCTAAGTAGACAGGCATTTAATTGCCTTAAGCGGTTTGACCGTCGTTTTTGATCAGTTTGCCAGTTACAATAATACCCACAGCATACGTGCCTGTACTTGTTTTTAACTGCCACTGAATATCAGTTTTTTGACCGTATGCAAACGGATCTTGTGAACGTGTTGCGGTATAAATAGAAGTAAAAGGCTGTTGTAAAATAGATGACTGAACACCTGTCACGTTATTGTTTGTAACAACGTTATAAACAAGATAGTTGCCGCTGGTGTAACTATTAGACGTGTTGGCTTCTACATAATCTAAATAGAATGTGTATCCATTTGGAACAGTGTAGATAGTGCTCTGTGATTTACCGATCCCAGTGTTAATCTGGGCTAAAGTATTTGCGCCTTGTTTAACACTAATTGCACCTTGGTTGGTGTTGTAACCACTTCCCGGTTTTGTTAAAAACAAGCTGTTAACACGCAAATAGCTGTTAGTTGTTACTGTGTTGCCGCTTGCAATTGTAACGGTTTCAGATAATGGGTTAAAGTTTGCATCTAAGCCATTAATTAAAACAGTAGCACCAATGTCGCTAGCAGATCCGCTTGCTACGTTTGCCGTTGCAGCTGATGCTGGAAAGGTATACGTAGTTGCGTTTTCCCAAATAGGAATAGACGTTGTTGTTACGTTTGCTTGATAACCAAAAATACTAACGGTTGTGTGGCCAGCAATTTGACCGCGAGCAACTTGCAAGTCAAACGGCTCGTAAGCCCCGACCTTAGTTACCGATTCAAAAGATGAAGGATTTTGTTGTAAGTTTGTTACTAAATTCGATGCCATAATAATTTCCTTTTAAAGTTAATGCGGGGGCATACCGCCCCCGAGGCAATTATTATGAGTTGGTGTAACCTTGACCAACGTTGATGATCGAGCCAGTGTAGTTACGTGCTGTATATTGGGCTTGGAATATGCCAGAAATACCGCCAGCGGTCAACGCAGTAACGTTAGCTGCAGCAAAAGACAAAGTTGCATCTAAAGTACCGACGTTAGAGATAACGTTAGCAACGGCTGCAGTTTGAGTAAAGCTGATTCCGATAACGCCACCAGTTGTGCTTGGGGTAATTGTACCGATTGCAGTAACGGTATTAGCACCACCAGTTGGGGAAGGCTGTGTCAAAGATACAGTAATTACACCGCCAGCTAAGTTAGCTGCGGAAGTAGTTTGGTAAAGAGAAACGTTTTCGATAATTGAACCGGCTGGTAACACGAATGGGGTTACGCTAGTTTGGCCAATATCGGCAGTGGTAAATGTTACAGCGCCAGAGTTTGCGGCTGTGATTGGGTTAGTAATGTAGCTTTCTTGAGTACATACTGCAGCACCAGAGTTATCAGGGGCGATTACACCATTGTTTGTTGGGTTGTTGTACTTGTAAATACGTACTGGTTGATTAAATGTTACTGACATTTTGATTGTTTCCTATCAAGAGTTTATAGCCCCACTCAGTCGCTTGATCGTCTACTGGGAAGGAGCAGTAGTCTGTTGGGGGCAAATCTTCCTATACTTACTAATGCAAACTATCAGGCAAAAACGCCCTAAAAAGCAAAAAAGCCACCTTTTGGGTGGCTTTTCTGTTATTGCAAGTGGTTTGGATTACAAACCAGCAGTTCCGAAGATATTTCTTGCATCATGCCAACCTAAAGCATAACGCTCGGTTGCTTTGTAACGCATGGAATCAGTTTCAAAGTCGCCTTCCATAGATTTCTCCATTGGACGACGCATAACGAGCATGAGACCATTTTCAGCATCGGTCTGGATCCACCAAGCCTTGGAAGAGCTCAAACGGGTTACAACGTGTGTACCCTTTGGAAGCATACCAGTAGACTTAATTGGGTTCAGATCGTTGTCAGCTGTGCCAGAACGGAGAACTGACTTCAGAATTACTTCTGATTGGAACTCGAGTGCTGGTGGAACAACTAACTGCTCAGCTTTCAAACGGATACGCTTACCGTTGTTGTCAACTGCAGAGCGGATCTGGATGAGCAACTGCTCAACAGAAGTTTGGCTCAAAGAAGCAGCTGTAGACAACTGGTTAGAGTAAGAACCGCCGTTAGCGATTGGGTGAGCGGTGTTGATCAAAGTTACGCCGTCGCCGCCTACGTAGCCAGCTGTGAACGCGAAGTTCAACAAGTTAGCGCACAAGGTTTCCTTGGTTTCAATCATGGATTGAGCCAAGTGCTTAGCGAAGGTGGAACCGATACGGATGTGATCGCCGTCTTCCATCAAAACTTTGGTCAAGGCGTATGCCAAGCCATAGATTTGGTAGATGAAACGGGTGATGTACAGCGTACCGCCTTGATCGTAGCTAACTGGAGTGCCGTCAGGCATTGCAGGAGCTGCGTTCATACCATAAAGCATTACTTCTTCATGGTAGTTACGTGGAATACCTTGGATTTCTTCTACAAAACCCTTCCACTCATCGTCGCGTTGTTCATAAACGCCATCAAAGACTTCGTTGATAATCGGCTCGACTACCGCACGAAAGTCTGTACTACGCATTGGGGTTGCCATTGCTTATTCCTTTCGTATTAAATTAGACCGATACCGAATTGGCAGCGAATGTATTGTTAGCGATAACAACTTGAACGATTGTGTAAGCATCGCCCCACTGGTTTGTATTTCCAGCTGGGTATGCTACTTCACGTCCGAGACCAACTACACGAACTTGGCCTTGGTTACCAGTACCAACAGAAGTTGCGAGCAACGCTGTGGTAGAGAAACCAGCGCCACCTGTACCAATGGTATAACCATCAGTTACGAGGGAGTTAGCGGTTGTGTCAAAGTTGTACTCAGTTCCGATAGCGTTTACGTTAGCAGAACCGTTAACTTGGATTTCATAGACCAAAGCTGGGTCTTGGAAAATCCAGAAAACGATCTGGGTAGCAGCTGCTAGGGAAGTTGCAGTGATAGATTTACCAACGGTACGGCGGCCTTCAGCGGTGGTGTACTCTACACCATCAAATGAGCCATATACCTTACCGCTTGCAGCGGTTTGGTTAGCGATTGTTAATTGGCCTGTTGAAGTGATCGCTACTGGAGTGTACTGGTAGAACGCAACTTGCGCGCCAGTCAAAGAGTAGGGAGCACTATAAGCACCTGCAGTGGTACTTGTGAGGTTATAGTTGTTGGTGCCAACGAATGGTACCGAACGATCTAAACCGCTTGGGTGGTATGCAGGCTTCAGACCAAAGGGTTGAAATGTTGCTGACATATTGTCACTTTTCCTTTGTTATTGAAGTTATTGAAAACGAATGTTTTTGTTTGCCTTCGATGCTTCCTTTTCCATTTCCAATAAACCACCTTCCAAGAGTGAACGTCCGCCCTTGCCTTCACCTGCATTACCACGCACTTGTGCGGTGATGTTGCGTTGGTGCTCGAGGGGATCTTCGAGGTGCAATAGCTTCATTACTTCTTGGTAGATGTCTTCTGGTAACTTGAAGAGAATCATCTCATTGCAACTTACACAGCCTTCAAACTTGCCCGAACTCATCTTGCCCAGCGTTCCAAAGCCATTTCCTAATTCCTCGGCTTTCACTGGCTCATAGCCCAATGCGATACGTTTGTCGATACTGTCGTATGTGTTAGTTGTTGACAACCAGCACAAGTGGAACCCGGGGATTGTTCCCGCGGGAATGTCGGGCAGTGCACTATTTGCCCACTTGTCTCTGAACGCATCAAGGCGTTCGCGACGTGCGATATCATCAGGAGACGCTGTTGTAGAGCGCTCTAATACTTCTTGAACTCGATCGGCCATGCGATCTTCTAAGTCCCGTTTAATTCTTGTGTTTGCCATTTTGATTATCCTCTATTTTGGCGGTCATACGCTGCGTATGCCCGGATCATTTTGTTTCGTCTATTTACATCATCCCACGCGCCAGCGTCTTTAATTGCTTGAACACGCTCACGACTCAACGTAATTGTGTTTTTGCTTGCTGCTGGTGACTCTGATCTGCTTGAAGCAGTAGGGCCAGCTGAGCGTTTGCTGGGTTTTTCGCTCTTTGTCGTTTGATAACGATGTGGGAGACGGCTTTGTAAACGATTATCAAGCTCATCCCAATATTCTGGGTCCGCTGGATCCCATCCATCGGCTGCGAGCTCCTGATCTATTACTTTGGCAATTCTACTATCTGTATCTCGAGCCTGCGGGTCAAACCAATCGTTCTTTTTTAACCAGCGGGTAGCATTTTCTTGTACTTCAGTGCTAACTGGGTTAGGAACGTTTTGTTTTGGTGCCTTAGCAGCCTCGATTTGTTGTTTTTTGTAATGCTGAATCTGTTGCAAACGTTGTTTAGCGTCTGTTAACTGTTCCAAGTACTCCACTTGAGCTGCAGCGTCGCCTTGTTGGGCTGCTTGTAGCATTTTCATCTTAGCATACTCGACTTTTGTTGCTTCATCTTCCAAAGTCTTGTCAATCTGGGCAATACGCAGTGATTGTGCGCCGTTTTCCAGTGATGCTAAGCGTCTTGCTAGCTCTTCGTTACGCTTTTCAAGTGAATTGATCTTGTTTTTAGCGGAAATTTCACGTTGTCTCTTCAGATCTTTCTTTAATCTGCGCTCTTCGCGGCGAGCTTCACGGATTTTCTCACGTTCTTCATCAGATTCACCACTATTTTCTTCTTCGTGGTCTTCTTCATGGTCTTCGTCGTGCTCATCTTCCGACTCTGCAGCTACTTCGACCTTTTCTTGTACCTCAGGTTCAAATTCTTTTGGTAATTTGACCTTTGCAACGGCTGAACCGTCTTCAAGTTCCTTCACAGGAACATCTTTTTCATTTTCTGCCATAATTTTCTTTCAAAATTAGTCTACAAACGCCTTCATTTTCTGCGCATATTCAAAATTCTTAATGCGAGAAATGATTTCACGTGCCTGTAATGTGATAAACACCACTGGGGCGCCACCATCATCTGGGTTAATAACAAAACGGTCACCACCATATTTGATGGTACGTACTAGATCGCCTTCTTTACACCATGGGCCTTCAACCCAATATGACAAGTTTTCGTCTAAATTACGATATGCTAGTGGTCCAACCTGCACCACCTTAGCTACTGTTTCGTTAAAACGTAACGTTTGTTTGGTTTCATCCACAAGGATGATTCCGCCTTTACTTGTGGTCTTTTCCCTGCGCAACTGCACAAGTACTCGATCACCTGCTACTTCGACGCCCGGATCAATAATCGGGAAACATTCTATTTCCGACCGTGTATCTGGTTCGTCTTGTTGGTTAACATCAAATGCTGCCATTCGGCTGCCTCCTGCGATCTCTACAGATCTTCTTCGTCGTCTTCCCTCAAAATTTCATTAATGATGTCTAATGTGTCTTTGAACCCATCATATCGGCCGACTAATCGTTGATAGTCGTCAAATGTGTTGACATTCACACCAGCGGTGAGGGTATCCGCTAATTTTGTTTGCTCCGCGCGTACGCGCAGTATGATTTCAGATAAAATGTCCTTCATAATCTTACTAATGCAAGGCTATGAAGGAATCCGCCCTGAACTAGTAGAAATTACCGCCACCGATTTCATTCAGGTTTTTATCTGGTCCAACTTTTTGTGACTTGGTCAACTTAGCTTGGCTAGCGCCAATCTTCCAGTTGTTATCACGATGGGAGCCAGAAGCGCCTTTATCGATGGTTTTTTCGCCGGGGCCGCCGCCAGAGCTTTGTACGCCCATTTGCTTGTAGGTTTGACGAAAACCTAATTCATCTTTTGCCATTATTGTTCCTCAGTAGGTGGTTGTTGTGCTGCTGCTTGTTGTTGCTGAGCTAGTTGCTGCTCATGTTGCTGCTGGGCTTGTTGTAAACCCTGCTGATGCTGTTGCGCAGATTGTGCCATTTCCTGCGCATGCTGCTGTTGAGCCTGTTGCAATTCAATTTGATTTTGTACTTGCTGGGCTTGTTGCTCAAACGCTTGTTGCTGAATAGCTAAACCGTGTTGGCGGATGTCTTGATTAGAAGCGTTAATTGCCTCAATCGCCGACATGTTTTGATCAGCTTCAAGTTGTTTTTGAGTTTGATCCATACCAGCTTTTGCAGAAATCATTGCAACACGTTCTCTTGCTGCGTTGTTAATATTTGCCATAGCAATATCGGTGGCATTACGTTGATTATCGATATTGGTTTGCGTCTGGTATTTAGCTTGTAACTCTTGGACTTTTTGTTGCAACTGAGCAATCTTAAGCTGGTATTCTTGCGCTTGTTTCTGGTTATCAAACTGCAACTGCATTTGAGCTTCTTGCATTTTGCGCTGAGTCTCAGCCATTTGTGTCTTAAGCAATACTTGTGCAGTTGGATCAGCAATAGCTGCGTTTTCTTGTTGAGCTTGTTGAGCTTGCGCAACTTTTTGTGCCAACATACTTATCTGTTGTACATATTGTTGCAGATTCATTTTTGCGTCTTGGTCTACCATGTTAGATGCTAAAGCAAGCGCTTGCTGTGCTTCAAGATCTAATGGTTTTTCTTGATGTAAATCAAGCATGTCTTTGCCGCCAGCAGCTTGTGCCACGTAAGCGCGCATCGATTGCAAGTAGTGCAATGTTAAATGTTGTTTGATATGCTCAAGAGCATGAGGAGCAAAAACAGGCCCAATAACGGGATTGCCACCATAGGCAGGATTGTTCGCATATTCTAAATGTATTTTAATGTGTGCAATGTGATCTTGGTCGGGGTACGCAGCAGCTGGACGGCCCATAGTCATGGATACGTTTTCAAGCGCTGGATTAGATTCGTTCGCGCCCTGTGGGTTTGGCAGAATTTCTTCAATCATTGGAACTTTAAGTTGTTCTAACATACGGCGGTAAATAGCACGCATGTCAAACATTCCAGGGGGTGCTGATGTTCCCATTTGCAACAGAGCTTGTGTCTGTGCTAAGCGCTGTGTTTCAGAAAAAATGTTTGGATCAGATACTGGGCGTACGTCATTGTTGTACGCAAAGTCACGAACTTTAATCTCTTCGCCGGACTGATTGTCCATTTCTTCCAGGTACCAGTGATTGATACGAGAAATGATTTTAAGAGATTTAGCTTGGCTACGATGTAAACGAGCGTGGATGCTGGAGAATACTTTAGCACCTTGCTCAATTAAGGCTTGCGTTGTTCCAACTGGTGTGTTGGCGTTAACGTCAGCAATCTTTTCTTCTGCAGTTGTTACTACACCTTTAGCGGCTTGTGTAAGCCAACCCAACATGTTAAACAGTGTGGATGACGGTGGGTTAAATGGCATTGGCATCGCAATCTTGCGAACGTCATCAACACCGGGCGCTCCTTCAATCTCAATTACTTGAGTGGGTTCAATTCTGTCAGACTGGCCACCAATGCGTCCACCTTTGAGCTTAAGCATTGTCTGACTGTTGTTAATATGTGCAGCGTCCATAAGAGCACGTAAAGTGCCAGTAAGGGCAGCAGACAAACCACCAATAAGATGGGGGAGACCAATAGCATAAGCACCGCGCCAAGGAATGAATTTGAACTCAACATACCAATCCAGCTTTTCGAGTTTCTCATCGTTAGCGTCCCAGTTACGATACAGAGACAATACTTTACCGCTTGTCTCATCAATTGTTAAAATGTACGGGGCGCGGCGTCCATCAGTTAATGGATCTTCATCTAAACGAATAAAACAAGTGATTTCATAGATGCGGCGTAAACCATCGATGTTAACCGATGGGATATCTTTGCCTTCAATCTTGTTGTTTGCTTTTTCAGCTTGGGTCTGATCGTTTAGTGGTGCGTCTGAGGTAGATTGATAAATATTATCAATATCGCGATAAAGACCATCTTCAATACGCTTGAGGAAAATGTCTTCAGTAATATCTTGTTGTTCTGTTACACGCTGAGCGGTGTAAAAGTTGGTAGATGAGAATGGTAGGAAGATGTTATCAATCGGCACCCATTCGCACATTGGTCGTTTTTGTTCTACATCAAAACGCCACTTAAGAAATTGTGATCCACCTAATGGCAACTGAGTGAGCAACTGCTCCATCTCGTCGCGGTATTCTGGAATCTGCTCTGTAAGCTGCCAGTTAAGGAAGTTGGTCTTCCGATCAGCTGTTTCTTCTTTGTATTTGTCTGCTTCACCTTTAATGTTAGATTTAACAATTCCTTCAGGTGGTAACAACTCGCGTGCAGACGCAGCAGCAAAGTCAACGCATGACTCTGCCATAACTGGGTGGACGACTTTGGAAGCTCCGTCGAACGTGGCTCCTCCAGGTGCGTCCTTACCTAAACCGGTACGGCGTAGGCCGTCTTCGTATTGTTTATCGCGCTGTTTACGTGATTCTTTATCGATATCGATATAATCAAGATACTCGATCGCTAAATGCTGTAGTGTGCCTTCATCAAATACTTCAGCCAAGTTCTCATAGAACTCTGGGTTTTTGAGAGGGCTAGATTTCTCATGGTAGTTAACAACAACTGAGCCGTCATCTAGCTCAATTACTTCTTCTTCTACCTCATCAGGATCCAAGCCAAGCACGTCTTCATAATGCTCCATCTCGGCATCTTGGTCTTCTGCCAAACCTAGATCGTCTTGGCGATCATCTAGGGCTGGAAGGTTTCCGCCGGATTGGATTGGGATTTGGGGTTGTTGTGCCATTGTCTTTGTTTTGGATTTATGTTCCTAATTACACTAATGCACAATTAGGGGTAAAAGCGCCCTACATAGTGTAGGGGTTCTCAAAACGTTTGCGGCTGTCATCCGCGTAGGAATAATCACGTGCAGGTAGGTAATCAAGCTGGATCCAGCCAGAATCGCGCAAAACGCGCAGGGCTTGGGATAGTGAGTCCACGTAGTCATCATGGCCGCCGGCTTCTGGGAACGAACAAACTTGGCGCAAGAAACGTTTGGCCCACTGAGCAAAGTCGCCACGTTGGGTTGGTTCCTCTGGTATAAACACTTTGCCTTTAGCCACTAGCGGTGCCACAATGTTTAAACGTTGTACCTTATCGGCACGACCAGGGTTATATCCACGCACTGGTACGCCAGCGCCCTGCAGCTCTTGGATCAGGGAGATACCTGCAGACTTATCTTCCATGAGGATAAGGTCAGCCTTCTTGCCTTTACCAAAGTCGTTGTCTGCGCCGTAGACCACTTCCTTAAAGTCGTCGATGACTTTACGGCGCAGCTCTGGGTATGACAGGTGCTCGTCCCATGCGTCAAGCAAAATTACTGCAGTGCCGGCGTCTTGTTGTTCAAATACTCCCCATACCGTGCAAGCCGTTGGGTCGTTCATAGTTTTTTCTGAAGTTGCAGGATCGTAGCTTGCAATCACATACTCAAGGACAGGTGTTGGTTTGTCAGCTGGCCACATACGGAATTGTTTGCGTTTGATAATACCAGCGGATTCTGGGTCGAGAATCTCACCATAAATCTCTTGCCTACCAATGTCCGTGCCATCGTATGTTTCTAACTGTTTGAAAAATGTTTCAGATAAGTTTTCTTTGTTGTCATACGAACTGGCATTTACTACATAAACATCCCCGCCTACTTTTCCTTCGTTGAGGTCAACGATGAGTTCTTTTGGTTTGGGGGTTGTGGTAATGATTTGCTGGACCCGTTTGATCCTGGGGTCCTTAAGTCGCAACGTAAATTGGACGCCGTCATAGGCCTCGTCAAGATACTCGAAGGCACACAATTCGTCAAACCAGGCTCCGTGGTATTGTTTACCACGATATCGCTCAGGTTCTGATGCTGGAATCCCTTGAATGATTGATCCGTTTGTGAGAGTAATTTCGAAGAGGGACTTGTTGTAATCTCTGATAAGGCTCGAGGGGATGATATTGAGTAATCCGCTGTCTCCCTCAAAACAAGTTGCACGTATATCATTGGAGGTTGGGGCAGTGACGAGCCAGCGGGTTCCGTCATATACCCAAGCCCGAATGCCAATCCAATGGCTAGCAGTGTGCGTCTTGCCAGATCCACGTCCGGCAAGCATGAGAAACGTGTCGTATTCACCATCTTCTGGTTCCTTTTGATGAGGTAATGCTTGTAGCGCCCATTTGATCTGCCACACCGCAGCCTCAATCTGTGGTTTTGGCCAGTGCTTACGGGCCTCTACAAATTTCTTAATGTTGGCTTCTTGGGTTGCTGTTAGTGGCATGCTATAAATCCTTCACCAACCAACATGGTTCCATTGGCTCCGTTTGTCTCAATGTGCACGCATGGGGCGGGATCAATCTTTGTAATCTTCCTAATATAGCGCCGACCGTATGCCCACTTCAATGGCTTGGAGTCTTGGTCTGTCATTAGCTTAAGTTTGCTCTTAAACGTAACAATGTAGCTTTTGATTATCGGGTTATAAGTCAACGCAGTTTTGTGCCCTAAAGATTCTACAAGCCACTGGATCTGTTTAGCAATCGTGGCGTCTTTTACAGTAAATCTAAAGTTATCTGTAGCTTTATTATAACACGATTTCTTGGCGTGCAGTATGCCACGCAGCAATTCTATCCGCTGGTCCGGCGCGGCCATCATGTAGTTGCCAGGAATCTTGTACGGCACAAACGGTGCCAGCTGATCACGAATGCTGGGGGTGGTTATAAACCTGCGGCGTTTGGATGATGTTCCGTTGGTTTCTTTGATGGCGTACCCTGCGTCCCTAAACTGTTCATAGATCATGTCCGCTGTTCCAAGAGGCGCAACCATATACCCGCCACGTTTTCGGTTGATAAACCAAAAGCCAAATACAAAGGGCGGCACAGGAAGCAGTTGGGTGGGTAGGCTGATTGGCGGGGTAGTTCTGACCGAATACTCAAAGTAATGGTGTTCGGTATTGTGCAGCGGCTCTTCCAATAGATCTTTAATCTTCTTGTTACGAAGCGGCCGGTTGGTCTTTAGCTTTTGTTTGTACTTGGATTCTTTGATGCGGTCGTTGCGGTTTTCGGCTATGAACCCCATCTTCTCGTCGCCAGCCAACGTCAAATAGTCGTTGAATAAAACCTCATAGCACTCTTTGGGGGTGTACGGTTGCACCAGGGTTACCTGGGCCGGGTTGCCGTCTTTGTCAAAAACCACGTCGCCTTTTTTAAGATGCTCGGCGCGTTTCCAGTAATCAAGGGTTAGTACTTTTTGGTTTGCTAATATTGCCATGAAAGTTTTCAAGGACCCAATGGTCCAGCCATCGCCCTAACGGCGTGCGTATTTGATTTTGAATGCCATTTGGTAATCGTTGAATGTCTAATGGCTCGGTTGTGACTTTAAGTCTGAACTCCAAATACTTGGTTGTTTCATGGTCCAATATTTCGATTGGCACATCCACAATCTCAAAGTTATAGAGGTCGCATACCAAAATTTGCAGCCCTTTGAGCTGGCCCGCCACATTTTCCAATGCGCCTTTGATTTGATATACATACTTAGTCATATATCAACTAATGCAAACAATGTCAGATTGCTGCCCTAAGCCATTGATTTTTGTTTTTCATTTGTAGGGTTTGTAGGGTCTGTTGGGTCTAAACCCACTTTACCCCAGACTTTCGTTTTTTATTTTAAAAAATTTTAAAAAATAATAGGTTTAGACCCAACAGACCCAACAGACCCTACAAATCGCCTTGTAAGTCATTGATGTATATAGAGCAAATGAGAATGATTCTTATTTGTTCCCTACAAATTTGAAAACAAACCCTACAAATTTGAAAAAAAAATTTTAAAATGTTGCGTTTTTACCACAAAAAGGGGGGTGGGGTATAAAAACTTGCGGTCTATGGGGCCCCAGGGCAACGGTCCGCCATGAGACTCTAAAAAGGGGGATCGCTAAGTTAGTAAGCCCCCACTTACATAAAGAGGGTGATCAGTTTCACATTATGAGATGCTATCCCACAATGCGGAAGCACCACATTGGTGCATTGGTGTTGCGGTGCAACATAGTTTAAACAATGCGGGCAATATGTTGCGTTGCAACATGACGCACCATATTGGTGCATTGGTGTTGCGGTGCAACATAGCACACAGGCAGTTTAAACAATGCACCAATATGGTGCATTGTGTTGCGGTGCAATATGGCTATGCGGGTGCGAGGGTAGGCGGTGATGAGGTGAAGTGAAGCCTGTTCATTCCATATTGTGAAAATGCCCGCTAAGCCACTTAATCGGGTCATAGAGCCATTTAGTGATGAGTTGATACCCTAGCCCCATGACCCATGCGATCTCTAGGAAGCCTATAATTATGCGGGTTTGCGGGCTGAAATCAGGGTATAAGCCAATAGATATAAGGAATGACACCACACAAACCCAATAGATATAAGGCACACAGGCTATTAGGGTTTATCCCTATGCACTTTTTCACAATGCGAAACCAAAAACACCAGCAATATGATCTAATTATGGTGTGAATTGTTTATTCACTTTTATTTGATTCCTAACCTTGAAAGGATTAGAACACCATGCAACACTTAACATACCAACCCAATAACAGGGAAACATGGCTCAACACCTTGACCCGCCAACATATAGCCCCTCACTTTGAATCAAAGGGCTATACCATTCCTGACAATATTCGGTTCTCATGCTCATTCAGCACTAAAGGGGCATTTAGAAAAAAGAACCAAAAAACCATTGTGGCGGGACAATGTATCAGCCCATTCAATTCAGGGCGGGCTAACCACGAAATTATTATAGTGCCAAGCCTACCTGACACAATGGAAGTGGTCAGCACATTGGTGCATGAGTTGGTTCATGCCACAGTTGATCATGGCATTATTGACCCGCTTGAAGGTAATGGGCATAAGAGTGCATTTAAACAATGTGCTGAATCTGTTGGTTTGACAGGTCAAATGACCTCAACAGTCATGGGCGAGCCACTAAAGGAATTGGCAAACCAATGGCTTGCCATGATGGGCGATTATCCACACGAAGCCCTCAACCTAAGATTAAAAAAGCAATCCACACGCAACCTAAAGTGTGTGTGCAAATCTTGTGGCTATACGCTACGCACATCTAGCAAGTGGCTAAAACTTGCCATTCCTAAATGCCCGCTAAGTCATGGCAAGATGATCGCCTATGATGAAGATGGTTATATCTTTGAAGTCAAAGGCGAGGAATACTAACCAACAGGCGGGGGCAACCCCGCCATGTTCAAACCACACGAAAGGCACATTATGGAAAAGCATTTATTTATGTTCACCCATCAATTCAAATCTAAACATACTAATAACGAATGGCGAGGTATGTTTTCAGGTAGCAAACTTTTGACTGATTCCGAAGCCCAAGAATATGCTAAGAAAAGGTTAAGTGAGGAATTAGAGGGCGATAAAACTTATGGGGGCTTGGTGTCTAGCACACCCGCTAAACATAGAATCAGAATCCGCAAGATCACCCAATATACAGAATCATTTATTGACTAACCAACAGGCGGGGGCAACCCCGCCATGTTTAAACTAAACGAAAGGCAACACCATGCAAACTATTTATATCACCGAATCCGAAGCCCTCAATCTGTATAACGATATGCTAGATGATTGCTACCCAATGGCAGAAATTTGCGGGTATCAATATCAACCTAGCCGAGCATTATCAATCATAGACCCTATCGCTTATCGTGTTGGCTTTTCTGATTACTGTTCGAGCATATCCGAAGATGGCTATGAGATTGAGGGGCAATAAACCATGACAATGATCACTAATCCCGCCCATATTGCCCGCTTTAGATACCTAACCCTTTTGAAAGGGTTAGGGCTTGAAATCAAGGGGCTACGCATGACTAGAGGTATGACCATGTATAGCCTGATTAAGAAAGAATTGGGGCTCAAGGGCTCAAGGGAATCTGTTTATAACGAGTTAGCACTCATGCTAGGCAAACCAACCATATAGAAAGGGTGCGGGGCAATCCCCCGCCATGTTTAAACCATGCTGAGAAATTACAAAGTCTTTTATCGTGGCACATCAAACTTTGAATTGATCGAGGGCATTAGCCCACATCATGCCAAAATGATGATGGCATTAAAAAACAATCTACCATTAACCGCATTACACCGCCTTAGAGCAGAAAGAATCTAACACCATGCAATCATTCAAACTTAATCAAATCGCAAGCAATATGACCTTAGTAGAAACACCACACCATAGGGTATTGTTTAGCTACGCAACCCCTGTCGCTTGCTTTGATAAGCATACCTATGACTATTTCAAAACAGATCGCAAGTGGTCGCAAACCACAACCCGACACATTAACAAGTGGCTAGATGGTGTTCACGCAAGCGAAAAACCACAAGCATATTTTGACAATTTGTTTAACGGGCAAGGAGTTTAAACAATGTCAATAGGCGATAAAGTCAGATGGTGTGGCGAAGCATTAGCCACGATAAAACGGATTGATGGCGAGTGGATAACAATACAATTTATTGACCCGCCACATTCCCGCATGATTACCAACATTAAAAACTTGGAGAGTGTTTAAACCATGTCCGACCAAAAAGCGAATGAAGCATTTTACGAGTGGGAAAAATCTTTGTATGGTGATAATTCTCCGCTATCAGATGATGACCGCCTGTTATGGGTGCAAGGCTATAAAGCGGGTGTTATGGCTCTATTTGAATATGCAGTTAAACAAGGGGGTGTTTAAACATGGCTAGGGGCAGACCACGAACCGAAAAGACCGATACGACAGGAACACACTTGACTGTTTTTGTAGATTTAGAATTAAAACAAAGATGGGACAATTACTGTAAAGAATTAGACCTTAATTCTAGTCAGTTAATGCGTAGATTAGTTAAAGACGAATTGGTGTGGCAAAGATGGGCGGGGAGTTTAAACAATGCGGGTGATTAAGTTATACCGCAAACCTAACCAGCCTGAATTTTTTGAGTTGGTTAGAGTGGGTGAGTGGGGGTTATTGCTTAATTACCCCATTGACAAGCCCAACCGCAAGCGACTAGCTAAGTGGCTAGGTTTGAATGATGTTTATATTGATTGGATTAGGGAGTTTAAACATGACGAGAGATGATTATTTAGTGGCTTTGCTTTTAGTAGGGTTATTCCTAGTTTTTTGTTTAGCCCCTGATCTATATACTTACTGAAAATTTGCTAACCAATGGGAGATATAACTACCAGCAAGCGAACCATAAACCCGCCTAGACAAGCGGGGGCAGTAATCCCTTACAACCAATGGGTGAAGCCATGTAAACAGTTTTAAAGCCCCCGAAAAGGGGCAGTATTAAACCACCATAAACTAATAGGATAATTAAATGTCAGATTTATATAAAACAATATCATTAACCCAATGTGCCGACCTGATTCAAGCAGTAGGCGATACAACGACAGTCTTAGCACAAGGCGAGATGGGGATAGGTAAATCTTCCATTCTCAAGATTTTGCAAGATCGTTTAAACACCACCCACCACTTTTGTTATGGGGACATGACAACCAAAGATGTAGGCGATTTTTTAGTGCCAAAGATTCGCACCCTTGATGGTGTTGAGGTGTGTTCATTTATCCCCAATGAGGAATTTGGCTTTCACTTTGACAAGCCCATTGTTTTAATGCTTGATGAGATCGGCAAGGCAAGCAAAGCAGTTATGAACGCTTGTCTTAGATTGATGTTAGAGAGAAAACTAGGCACTTACGAATTACCCGAAGGCTCTATTGTATTCGCTACCACTAACCTTGCAACAGAAGGCATTGGGGACACTTTGCCACCCCATGCTAGAAACCGCATGAGTGTGGTCAAGGTAGGTAAACCAACCGCAGACCAATGGATTGATTGGGCGATTGACCATGACATAGCCCCCGAAGTGCTATTAAGTGTTAAGCAATTTCCGCAAATGTTAGCAAGTTTTGAGGATTATTCAGACCCCAAAGATAACGAGTATATCTATGACCCTCGCACACCCCGCCCCGCATTTTGCACACCACGCAGTTTAAACAAGGCAAGCGACATTATCAAAAAGGCTAAGGGTCTAGGGCATGATGTATTAGCCCACACGCTAAAAGGCACGATTGGCAACAGGGCAACCTACGACATGATGAGCATTATCCAATTAAGTGATGAGTTGCCCGAATGGGAAGCGATCATTGATAAGCCCGAAACCACACCAATACCAAAAAGCCCAAGTGCAGTTTGTATGTTGGTCTATTCAGCAATCCAGCGAGTTGAGAAGGATACAATATCTAAGTTTATGAAGTATTTGGAAAGGCTTAGCAAAGAGCAACAGGGTCTATTTGCCACATCAGTAATGCGAACCAGCAAAAAGGCAACAGTAGGCACGAACCAAGCATTTATTAAATGGGCTACCGCTAACAATTACTTATTCGCACAATCTTAATAAGGAGTGTTTAAACCATGCCAAAAATTAAAAACCCACTTTTGTTAAGCAACGAAAACATAGGCTATCAAAAAGTATATGAAGTAGATGTAGAAGGCAAAAAAGTCGTAGCCACATATACCTATGATAGTGATGAGGAACATAGAAGCGGGTGGGAATATGACCTATCACCTTGTTATGTTGATTTAGATGAAGATGAGATTCAAGAATTGGAAGATGAATTTTATGAAGTCTTATGCGAAATTGGGAGAGTTTAAACATGACCATCTATACATTTAGAGAAGAAGCCATCATCTATACCTCAGTTGAAGCCGATTCGGAAGAACAGGCATGGCAGAAGTTAGACGAAGTTGTTTATTCTATTCCCGACTGTATGGAGATTGATGAGTTGAGTTGCGAAATCATTGATACAGGGGAAAGGGTTTAAACATCATGGAATATAGCGAAGTGTTTTTATTGGCTTGGGCTATCCTAGCCACTACCCTTGCAGTTTATTTCAGGCATAAAATGTCAGAATATAAAATGGTCATCATAGTGCAACAGTTAGGCTTTAAGATGATTGGCGAGGGTAGGGCTAAGGTAATCATAGAAAATGACACAGTATCAGTTAGAGAGGTTTAGTATGGTCTTTGAATGGGAAGCATACGCACTTGACCACTCAGACGAGAGGTATGGAGTTGGTCGCAATATGGTCGTAGATGGTCGTTATCAGTTTGAGAGATTGAAGCGAACATATAGCAGTCGGCTAGGTGCAGAACGCAAGGCAGACTGTTTAAACTTAGGGAAGGAAAAAGTAAATGGCTCTAACTGCCGAACAGAGAATTGAGAAGTGCCACATTGATTTAATGAAGTCCCCTGATTTTGTAGCATATTCGGGTATTCTGATGATTGGCGAGTGCAAAGTCAAAGACGATCTACCTACTGCTTGCACCAATGGTCGTGATGTTTATTATGGTCGCAAGTTTGTAGAGAGTTTAAACGATTCTGATTTGCGGGGTGTGATACTGCATGAAGCCAAGCATAAAATGTATAGGCACATGGCAACATGGAAGCATTTAAACAAGATCAACCCGCAGAAGGCTAACATGGCTTGCGACTATGTTATCAACCTAGAATTAGTTGATGAGGGCAAGCAATCCAATGGGTTCGTATCTTTACCCAAAGGCGGGTTAGTTGATGAGAAGTTTAGGGGGCTAGATTCGGGGCAAGTGTTCCATTTATTGCCCGACCCCCCTGATGAGGGCGGGTATGGTATTGGCGAGGGTAGCGGGTTAGATGAGCATGATTGGGAAGGGGCAGAAGGCATGACCCCTGATGAGATCAAAGAGCTAACCAGCGAGATTGACCAAGCCATTAGACAAGGTGCAATTCTAGCGGGTAAGGTGAATGGTCGCATTGACCGCAGTTTTACTGACCTGATGAGTGCTAAGGTGAATTGGAAGGAAGCATTAAGGGAGTTTGTATCGAGTGTGTGCAAAGGCAAAGACGATAGCACATGGGCGAAGCCCTCACGCAGATGGCTACAACATGATGTTTATATGCCCTCGACTGTTAGTGAAACAATGGGGCGGGTAGTTGTGGCGATTGATACATCAGGCAGTATTGATGGGTATATCCTTAACCGATTTATTAGCGAAGTTGCAAGCATTATGGAAAATGTCAATCCTGAGTTGGTGGATTTACTTTATTGGGATAATGAAGTTGCAAGCCATGAAGTATATGGTTTAAACGAAGCCGATAAAATGAAGCAATCAACCAAGCCAAAAGGCGGGGGTGGCACAAGCCCATCTTGCATAACCAAGTATCTTAAAGACCATAACATTGTGCCTGAGTGTGCAATCGTTTTGACTGATGGGTATGTAGGCAACGATTGGGGCGGGAATTGGTCTAGTCAGGTGTTGTGGTGTATTGTGCATAACAAAAACGCAATCGCACCTGTTGGTCAGACAATCCACATTGACGAGGTTTAAACATGACAGATGAGGATTGGATTCGCAACGAATGGATTGAGGAAAGGCTACATAATCACAGAGTTGGTTATGAAGATTCCCCGCCACTACATTTATATGATTGGCTTCAAGTAGTAAACCCCGAAGTGTTTAAACAATGGCAAGCAGTTTTTGATATAGAAAAGGGAGTAAATTAAATGGGTTATGGTTATGGGACAAGATCACCTCAAGAGGTGCAATATGATAATGGGGGTCGTTTTACATTCGACACCATTAAAGCAAGGTATGAAGCAGTCAAGCCCTTGCGTGGTAAACGCAAAGACCAAAATGTTCGCCCTCTTGGTGAAAGGCGAAGGGATTGGGAAAGGGTATTCATGGTCAATGACAATGAATATTACATCAGCCATGACGCATGGCGGGGTCGTGATGAGGGTAATCACAATCGGTCAATAACTTGGTTTAAACGAGGTGATTGGGAGATCATTACAGTCCACACTCCAAAATCTACATGGAATAATGAAAACAGAGGCAGATTAGCACCCTATGAATTTAGCTCATCATCTGTTTATCACTTCTTTAATTACAATTTGCCTGTTGGTTTGAGCATGGCTAATCACAAGTCATGTAAATATGTGCAAGTTGATAATTCTGATTCACCGCCAACCTACTACACGATTGAAAAGGGCGATATTACATTCCAACGCAGAAGTGGTGAGAAGCATTGGAAACCTGTCGTGGTTCATAGAGAGTTTAAACACTTCCTTGACCGCAGTCAGACCAAAGAATTGCGTAAGTCTATTGAGCCATTTTTAGAGTATTACAATGTGGTCGCACCATTGATTGATAAGACCTCATACTTTTATGGCAACCCCCTTGAGGAATTTGGTAGTAATGTGCTAAACAAAGTTGGTGAAGATGTGCCTGATAGTTGGTTCACAATCGCTGAGAGATACAAGCATAAAAACCAATGGTATAGGGGTGATGTAAAAGACCTTATGATTAAAGATTTATACAGAGTGGCAAAGCCATTCATTAAAGAGTCTGTGCCACTTGGCACACCAGCAAAAGATCGTTATAGGACATGGGTTTAAATATGACTGACAAATTTATACTAACCACTTATGAAGGCATGGAGATCAAGCAAGGTGCTATTGATCTTATGGAGTTGATTAAAAAGAAGCGAAGCGACCTAGTGTTTAAACTAAAGGAGAGAAAAGACGAACACAGAGTAGAGCCACGCAATCTTAATTACTTTGAAGTTTACCAAGCAGATGACCTTGAGTATTGTATTGGTGCTATCGGTCAATTAACAGATGGCGAGTATTATGTAAACTATGTTGGCATGGAAAATGGTCGTTGGTGCTATGAAGCCCCTGAATATGTGCGTAGGTCAAAGAACATTAAATCAACCACAAGCATAGCCGTTAAGAATCTTAAAACACCTGACATGAAGTATATTCACGAAAGGTATTTTAATAAATTTGGTTATGCTATCAACGAAAAGAAAAACATAATCCACACTTTAATTAACCAAAAAACCAATTTCGCACCCGACTACTTAATTGAGGAAATGTTTAAACTAATTGATTCGGGCTATCAAACTGACAATAAGCAATTATTGGAATCATTCGAATTTTTGAAAATGGAAAGGCAAAACATAGCCAAGTATCGCAATTTTGACCCTGAGTGGTATGGGGTATGGGTTAGACCTAACAAGGTAATCTACCGCAAAAAGAAGGGCGAGCAAGATACCATTGTGGCAGATCGAAGCCAATTACCCGAAGGCATAGCAGATAAGATGGCAGTCTTAGATATTATGACAGAGCAAGATTACATTGAAGATATTGGCTTAAAAGATAAAGACAATGTTTATTGGGTAATGGTTTGACGAAATATACATACCTGTTGCATAAAACTAAGGGGTGGGTCGGAGTTGCCTACGATCTACCTACATGGCTAAAGTTTGACGAAAGCCCGCCCCGAAGTTTCCATGTTTTTTGGTTTAACAGTCCACATCAACACTACCTGTCCGCTACTGATAGGGTCATACCCATAACCAAAGAAGTTGCTGATATAATAAGAGGTGTTTAAACCATGAACCAAAGTAGCATATCAATGGCTAGAGTTGATGAAGTCATTATGGAAAATCCGAACACAGTCATAGACCCCAAAGAGTATATGATGATGATTGCCAACGACCTATGCACCCCGCTAGAACAGATTTGGCGGGTCAAACTATTAGACAATGACGAGATTGAGTTGTCCGATTTTACATTAGCCCGTAAGAAAAAAAATTTTATCTCAACGCGTTGTTTAAACAATGTCGATATTCCTAAATGGATAGTTGATAAGATAGCAGTCTTGCAGATTGTAGATGATGGCGAACAGGTGAAAGGTGTGGGTCAAAAAGTGTCAGATAGGGTGTTCTATGTCATTGAATAAGTATGATGATTTTGGGGCATTGGTGTGGAAAGAGCCACCAAAGCCAAAGCGGAAGCCAAAAAATTTTAATTATCAGGCTGCGTTTAAACTGCTTGGTGCTGCGTTAGTTTAAACAAGGTGTGGTATAATTACAAAAAAGGAGTTTTCTACATGATTCTGGGAATGTTTATATTTGGTGTGTCATTGTATGAATTGCACACCAATGGCTTTTCGTGGGCTTTAGTAGGGTGTGTTCTGCTAGGGATTAGTTTAATGACCCACCAAAATAGCCACCACGAATGAACAACGATAACGATATACTCAGCGACTACCTACAATCCCTTTATGGGATTGAGCCACTATCAATCAAGGAAGAACACGACCTAGCCAAAAAGATTCAGGCGGGTGATGAACAAGCCTTAGAAAAGCTGATTACCCATAATCTTCGGTTCGTAGTATATGTTGTCCGTAAAATGACGGCATGGCATCATGGCAAAGTCCCCGTAGAAGATATTATCGCTATGGGTAATGAAGCCTTGTTTACTGCTGGTCGTAGGTGGATTCCCACTAATAATGCCAAGTTTGCGACATACGCTAAATCATTCATAGAAAAGGGCGTAAGGAGAGAACTCGACAATACTGCCAATCTAATACGATTGCCTGTAAACATAATGGAAGCCGTAAAAAAGTTGAACTACAACGAGAGAGCCCTATCTCAGGTGTTGGGTCGTAAACCCAAAACCGCAGAACTCTCCGTATTGATGGATCTCCCTGAATCCAAAATTCACCAATTAAAGGGCTACATCAGTAGAGAGCCAGTATCTTTAGACCACATCAACCAAGAAAAGTTTTTAGAGGAGCGTGAAGAATGATTGATTTAACAGACGAGCAAAAGAAAGCGTATGCTCGGTTTATAAGGGCTAGGGATAAAGTAGGATTGGTTCCCCGATCAAACAAAAACAAAGGATCTTGGATTCGTTTGGCAGATGTTCAATCCACAGTAGATATAGAGGGCATGGGGCACCCATTATTTGAGCGTAATGATGAATGGCTTGAATACAAGGAAGCATCTATTGCTTGGTGGCAAATAGAGCCTGAATTTAGAGATAGAGAACGGCTCCGTATGAGTAGAGGTGATTACGGAAAGCAAGATTCCTGGGAAGAAAGACCAGCTAGAATAGACAGCTATGCCAAGATTGAGGATGAAAAAGCATGAGAGCCGTAGTAATAACTCCCACAATAGGCACAAAACATCTGCAACAGGCGATTGATAGCGTAAAAAATCAAACCATTGATACTGAGCATTGGATCGTATGTGATGGGCGTCTTGATCATCCATTTGATATGTATCCGAATGGAAGGCATATTGTATGGCCTGAGAATATTGGTAGCGAGGGCTGGAATGGGCACAGATACTACGCAGCGTTGCCAATGATGACTAATGCGGACTATGTTTTGTTTTTAGACGAAGATAATTGGTTTGAACCCAACCATGTTGAAACAATGATTAATTTCATCAAGGAGCACGACTTGGCGTGGTGCTACAGTTTGCGAAACATTGTAAGCGGTGATGGTAAATACATCGCGCCCGATGACTGCGAAAGCCTTGGACGCTGGCCATCCATCTTTTCAAAGGACAGCTGTTTTGTAGATACTAACTGTTACTGCTTTAAGACAAAGTATCTAGCGCAAGTATCTCATTACTTTTTTGGTCAAGTGTATTATCAGGACCGATTGTTTTATGAGAAACTATCCAAGCAGGTGCCGTACTTTGAATGCACCGGCGAGCACACAGTAAACTACCGCGTTCGCAAAGAATTAGAGAACGCTTACGACGTTGGCAACAAAGCATTAAACGAACACTTTAAAGGAAAATTACCATGGCACAAGTACAGAAAAAACCCAACCTCTTCGTAGCAACTCCAATGTATGGTGGCGTGTGCCTTGGCACGTATGCTATCAACTTGGCGGCTATGCCTGAGGTGTTTAAGCAAAACAACATCGACATGTATTACAGCATGATGATGAACGAAAGCCTCATCACACGTGCACGCAATAAGCTAGCGCACGATTTTTTACAAAAGAAAGAGTGCACGCACCTGATGTTTATTGATGCGGACATCGCGTTCTCATGTCTTGACATCGTGCAGATGGTGCGCGCTGACAAGGACATTATCTGTGGCATCTACCCCAAGAAAGAAATCAACTGGCACTCTGTCATCCACGCAGTCAAGGCTGGCGTACCAGCTGAAGAACTGTACTGGCACACTGGCTCGTTTGTAGTCAACCTAGTCGGCGGTCAGGACGTGCAGACCCGCATCGATACGCCAGTAGAGATCGAGAACGGTGGGACTGGCTTTATGTTGATCAAGCGTGAAGTTTTTGACGCGTTGGCAGACAAAGTGCCAAGCTACAGCAACGACATGTTTACAGTAGTCAACCCACAGAACGTTGGCATCAAAATCAAAGAATACTTTGACACTAGCATCGATCCAGTGTCCAACCGATTACTGAGCGAGGACTACCACTTCTGCCAACTTGCACGTAAGCATGGTTTTAAAGTATGGGCGGCGCCATGGGCACAACTCACGCATACTGGCACGTATTCATTTAGCGGACAACTGACAAGGGTGAAATAATGACGACATTGATACCAACGGACGTATACGACAAAGACGGCAACATGCTACGCATCGAGTACTATGACATGGCGGGTAGTCACGTGCTCGACGTGGTATGGGACGAGAACGATCCACAGGACGCAGAGCATCGCGAATACCTGCGCAAGTGGGGCGCCAAGATGCTTAAACAAAAAGGCTATGAGGTACACGAATGAACGCAGGTATATTTTCCCTGTATTGGGACAACATCGACGAACGAGTGCCATATAACCAAAAGTTAGTATTTGACCACTTTAAGCTACCAATTCAACAGCATAAGATAAATGGTCTTGATCATGGTGAATGGATGGACTGGGTGCTCAATCGTAACGAAGACCTTGATACCATTGTATTTTTTGACATCGACGCAATTCCACTCGATAGCAAGAAGGTCATGGACTACATCACGCTGTCGATGGGTGGGACCTTGGTCGGCAATGAGCAGGCATCAAACCACCTTGATGCTTCTCGTTTATTTGCTGCGCCATCGTTTATATCTATAAGTCGTAGAATATGGAAAATGACAGGCAAAAAGTCATGTAAGGCTCACTATGACGGCGACGTGGCACAGATGCTTACCGATACGTGGGAATACCATAAAATACCCGTAAAACTACTACCCGTAACAGATTTTGAGGTGGCCAAGTGGGATTTGCCAGGTAAACCACAATGCTATGGCATTGGTACAACGTATGACAATGCCACCTACCACCTGTTTGAGTGCAGAGAAAACATAAATATTGAACGTTTTATTAAAAAGTGTGAGGAAACCATAAAATGAGCTATGAAAAATTCACCACCAGCTATCACCGTTATGTAAAAACCCATAGAACTTGGTCGGAAGCACGTAAAAATTCAGATTACGCTAACTTTGTAACTAAGTACGATAGCCCTTTTATGTCTGATTTTAAGCGTGGAATGGAACAAATTATCTATATATCACTTTGGGTATGTTGTCTGGCTGTCTTATTACTTTTAGTTATCGATTTGTAGGGTCTGTTGGGTCTGTTGGGTCTAAACGTACTTTTTTATTTTTAAATTAAAAAATTAAAAAACGAAAGTCTGGGGTAAAGTGGGTTTAGACCCAACAGACCCTACAAACCCTACAAATATATTTCACAATGTGAAATGGAACAACCAACAAATTTGCATTAGTAAAGGTAAGAGAGAAAGTGAAAATGAACGACAAGCCATTATGCCTGCCAGTAAACTTCCACGGCATACCCGTGGAATTGAAGAAAATATCCAGATGGGTATTGTGGAGATTAGTAGAAATTGGTGATGCGGACAACCGCAGATGGTCTAAATTGCCATGCCAAGCCAATGGAACCGCAGCCTCATCAACCAATCCAGCAACTTGGACAGACTTTATAACTGTCCAGCATGCCTATCAAAGCCACCCCGAAAAGTTTTCAGGCATCGGATTCGTGTTTTCCGATGAGGATGACATCATTGGTGTCGACTTGGACGACTGCTACGATGCCGTAATGCACGCTTTCAATAATGCTGCACTGCAGCAAATTGCTGACTCGATAGACGGGTACATGGAAATTAGCCCATCTGGCACAGGGGTCAAGATATTTACAAGGGCTAACCTGCCAGCCAGCCACGTTGACCATTCTATCGGTCTAGAAATTTATCCTAAGTCTAGGTTCTTTACAGTCACAGGGCATCACCTTGGCGGTGCTTTACCGAGCACCCCCCAAGACCTGACGACTATCGTGCCACCACGTACAATAACTCGGACAGGCGATGCTTTTGCTGACTACACTCCACCGCTAGAAGATTATGACTTACAGCGTGTGGAGACTGAGATTCTGGCTAAGCTACCAGATACCATGTACGGCTACGATGACTGGCTTAAAGTGGGCGCCATCCTACACCATCAGTTTGGTGGGGACGTCGAGGCTTGTGAGGCATGGGATCGTTGGAGCCAGCTAGGGCCTAACTATCACTCCAACGCATGTGCCAACAAATGGAAAACGTTTAAAGGCTCTGGGGCCACACTACGCTCATTAGTATTCATCGTCAACCAGAACGAGCGAAAAGAAGCGATAGCCAGGGGCGAGATTGTATTAGACCAGGGTGCCATGAATCACGCCCGAACTTACTTAGATACTAATTGCGCAACCGAAGAAGGTTACAGAATTGTGCACTACGCACAGGACTTTTACACATACAGCGGGACGCACTACGAAGTAACGGAAGAGGCAACGATTCGGTCAAAGTTATACGCCCTGCTAGATAAGTGCAAAAAACCTGGCAAGAAGGGCGAACTTCAACCATTCAACCCATCACCAGCCAGCGTATCTGCGGCGATTGATGCGATTAAATCGATTGTTCATTTACCCAACCACGCTAACACCAGACCACCAATCTGGTTAGAATCTTATGCAGCAAACAAACCTGATGCTTCCAAGCTAGTGTCTTTGCGCAATGGTATTTTTCATTTAGAAGACGGCATACTGTTACCACACTCACTCGGGTTCTTCACGCAGAACTCATTGCCATTTGACTTTGATCAAAACGCAACGTGCCCAACGTGGATTAAGTTTTTGAATGACATTTGGCCCGATGATCAAGAGTCAATTGATTGTTTGCAGGAGATGTTCGGTTACATCCTTAGCGGCGATACTCGTCAACAGAAATTCTTTAACATCATTGGACCCCGCCGAGCCGGTAAAGGAACTATTAACAAGGTGCTTGTCAGTTTGCTTGGACAACATAATACTGTCGCGCCCGAACTAGGAGAACTCTGTGATACATTTGGCCTGCAGCCTTGGCTTGGGAAGTTGCTTGCTAGCTTTACTGATGCACGTGCTCCTGAACGTAATCGTGGCGCTGTTGTTTCTCAGCTTCTGCGGATTGTTGGGGGCGATACTATTACGGTTAACCGCAAGAATAAAGATGCGTGGAACGGATACCTGCCAACCAGAATAGTAATCTATTCTAACGAAGCGCTTCAGTTAACTGAGAACTCCAACGCTTTGACTGGTCGTATGATTGTGTTTAAATTGTCTAAGTCTTTTTGGAACAAAGAAGACACAGACCTGTCACACAAATTAGACAAAGAACTATCAGGCATATTTAATTGGGCCATGGAAGGATTACGCCGTCGTTTAGACCGCGGTGGATACTTCTTGCAACCAAGCACAGGCAAAGAGCTATTAGACTTGATGGCTGAGCTAGGTAATCCTATCGGTACGTTTGTTGAGGATGTTCTTATCATCGACCCAGAGGGCGTTGAACTTAAAGACGATGTGTTTGACTGTTATAAACGTTGGGCAATTAAGAAACAAATGGCTACTGGCACCGAACAGGCATTCAAGCGTAGGTTTATTGCAGCAACACAAGAGTTTGGAGTACGGGCTGATCGTAAGATGATCAACAAAGAAAACACTCACGTATATTATGGCGTACGTTTGAACGAAAAAGCCAGGGAATACGTAAACACCATCATAAGAACAAACGAAGGAGTATTTTGATGACTGCAGCAGAAAAAGCATTTAAAGATTGGAAAGACGCACATAAGATTAATTTGCGTGTGTATACCGACGAACAGATGTTTGGGATCGGCTACCACTGGCGCGACGATGAGATTGAGCAGTTGATGACCAAAATTGAAAAGATGGAAAAAGCTGCCAAAAAACTCAAGGCAGCAGGTAAGGCCAAGCTGTGAAAACAGTTCAAGAGTTTATGAGTTGGTGGTTAAAGGCGGGGCGCCCTATCAAGCCCCCGTTTGTCTCACCAATCCACACCACCGATATTGCTTACGCGCTGTGTTTGTATCGCGAAGGGCGTTATCAGGTAGAGCTGTATGTGTGCAAGGCCAACACTGAATCACCACGCCACAAACACCCTAACGTTGAATCGATCTCGATGTACTTGACTGGCAACCTATCGTTCGCCAAGGAAGGCGAAGAGTTTGTTGACCTATCAAAGTTTCAGATTGAAAAGAACGACGGCACACACTTCTTGTTAGGCAGATCAGTTGAGTCTAACGATGGCAAGGAACACGCCCTGCGCGTTGGTCCTGAGGGCGGCGCGTTTTTAATATTTGAGCACTGGAAGGACCGCGACCCAAGCTCAGTGACAATGCACTGGGACGGCGAACTGGTAGGTGAAAAGCATGCAGTAACGAAAGGCGACTATGTGGCAAACAGTTGAGGAGTTTAGAGATTGGTATTGCCAACAAGGCATGCCACTCAAACCACCATTTAAAAATCCAGTCTTTCACACAGACAACGCGATGTCGTTGTGCTTGTATCGTGAGGGGCGTTTTCAGGTAGAGCTGTACATTACCGAGGCAGGTGCCACTTCACCTCCGCATACACACCCCGGCGTTGAGTCGGCGTTTGTATACCTTGCAGGCAACATCCAGTTTAACTTGGAAGGCGGCGCCAACCCAGACGCATCACAGTGGCAAAAGCCACGCGAAGACGGTGCGCATATGCTGTTCGGTAAGACAGTGAGCTCACCCGATGGCATACCGCACTGGCTTAAAATTGGACCAGAGGGCGGCGCATTCTTATCGTTTGAGCACTGGAAAGACAAGGACCCGTCATCGGTAACAGTAAACTGGGATGGTGAATACGTTGGACAAGAGCACATTAAAACGGTAGCAGCAAATGAGATCGCTAAACTTTCGTAAAACAGCGCCACGAACCCACTTTACCACTATTTTTGGTAGGGTGGGTAAGCGTCGTGTGTTGCGTAATAGGCAACTAAAGTTGCTCCAAAAGCAACGCACCAAGATGCAGATGATCCGCCGTGCTCACCAAGGCTGGCGTAACAAACGCATCGGCACCATCGAGGCGATCAAAGTTAGGTTACAATACGGTAGACGCAAACCCATACCACAGTTTAGGAGATAATATGAACGCAAATGAACTAGCTGATGATTTGAATGGGGGCGATGTAAGCTATATAACAATGGACAAAGCAGCCACCATGCTACGCCAGCAACAAGCTGAAATAGAGGCATTAAAAACATATAAACCTAATCAAACATTGGAGTGTTCTTTTGATTTGGCTGGATTTAAACCGCTAGCAAAGACACTAACAGATGAGGAAATAGAGGAAGTGTTTAGAACTGTGGAGCAAGACTTTGCTTTAACAGAATCTAAAAAATCCGATGGTGGTTGGAGAAACTTTCCTGTTGAATTGGGCAGAGCAATACTAAGAAAGGCACAAGAGAAATGAACAATGAACCAGTAGCGTGGATGGAATTGTATTTTGGAGAGCCTAATAATCTTGCTTGGGATAATACTGAATTAAGAGATAGCGGTGATGTCTATAAAACTATCCCACTCTACACCCATCCAGCAAATAAAAAAGTTGAAAAAAACACCGATTTGTACGAAAAAGTGTGTAATTGTACAAAAAAGTTAGACTTAACAGATGAGGAAATAAGAGTTGTTTGGTATGGACACCCTGAGTTTAAGGATGGGTTAGGTGTTAACCCAATACCTTTTGCTAGAGCAATACTAAGAAAGGCACAAGAGAAATGAACGCAAAACAAATAGCTGATGAATTGGAAAACATTTATTGGATACAGGGCGATGGAAAAGGCAAACCATTTCAGCAATATGCAGACTTTGTACGCCAACAACAAGCTGAAATAGAGGCGTTGAAAGGCGAGATTGATGATTTGATGAAACGCATCAATGACTTACGACCATACAAACAGAAGATTGAAGCTATGGAAAAAGCCTACGATGCACATTTTAAAAAGGCACAACAACCATGACCACCTTCACCACACAAGACCGGCAAGATGCCGAACGCAACACGTATGTCACCATGACCAAACGTTTAACTGACGATGAGATAGAGAAGATTTATAATGATGTCAAAGCAGATAGCTTGATACCACAAATTTTCCCGTACAGATTTGCCCGCGCCATCGAACGCGCCCACGGAATAGGAGAATAGATTATGAACACATGCGACAAATGCACTTATTACACCCCACCAAATTCTTATGAGCCAAAAGGTTATGAGTATGATGGTAAGTGCGCCTTGATGGCTTATGAAGGACCAATTTTAATTAACAGAGCAATACCATGGGATTATGAAGGATATATGGCAGGCGTTCATGTTGGCCCTAAGTTTGGTTGCATACATTGGACAGAGCTATGAGCTTCACCATCTACCAAGCAGACGGCCTCAAAGTCATCCAGTGGTTCCCCACTATCGACCAGCTTATTGCCAGCATGCTGGCCAACCCTAACGACGCATACCATCGAAATGACTGATATCTTCATCGCCATTTTGTTTGGCATTATCACTGGCTACTGCGCGCGTCCACGTGACAAGGATTACGTGGAGCAACAGCGCATTTATGACGAGCGCGTTAAAAAGCTCGAGTCCAAAATACAATATTACAAAGAGTTGTGTAAATGGCATGTAGAGCAAAAGCAAAATGCCAAAGATACAAAGTAAAAAACAGCAAAGGGCAATGGATGAATATCTGTCAAAGAAATTCGCAGAGCTAGCAAGAGGACAAGAACTCATCCCCGTTGTGCTTGACCGAGCAACATGGGAAGGGATTGTCTATTCAATTAACTTAGCATTAAAACTAAAACACAAGGAACAAAAACGTATGGCAACCAAAAAAGAAACTGTCAAGGTCCCCGCAATCAAAGAGAAGTCTGGCAAAGTAATTCCAGCACCATCGATTGCTTACTCGCACGAAGAGATTGAAAAGAAGGCAGGCCGTAAAAAGAAAGAAGACAAACGTGGATTCTTGTTATCTTCGGGCGAGTTTGCTGGTCGAAAGAAAGCTGCCAAGGTAGCCGAGTCTGCTGGCGAAGTACCAAAGAAAGTTGGTAAGAAATTACACTCACACGATCTGCGCGAAGCTAAAGGCGTTAAGAAGGCCAAGGAATCAAAATGACCAAAAAACGAACGGTAGAATTTGATGAAGGCTGGGCCGATGAACTTGGCTTGTCGGACGAAGAAGTTGAAGCGCTTATGGAAGGCATTCGTCAAATAGTTGAGAACGAAGAAATTATTGAGAAAAAACCAACGAGGCACTAATGAAGTATAACTACTACAAGCTGGATACAGGCTTCTTTCCGCAAGTTATTAAACTGTGCTTTGATGATAAAGTATTTCAACAGATTCTCAAAGACCACAAGATCGGGCTCAAAGCCAACGCGTTAGAAACAGGCATTGCAGAAACCCACATGGTCGGCGACGGCATGAACGCAATCATTGTCATGGTGTTTGACATGAGCCTGGTAGACGATAACGATTTGTCCGAGCTAGTAGATACCATTGCGCATGAAGTAAGTCACGCCATTGATCACCTTGCTGAGTACATTGGCGAAGATGACGGATTTGTAAATGAAACACGCGCATACTTAACCGGCCATTTAGTAAACCAGGTCTTTAAAATTTGCATGCACGAAAAGGGTAAAAATGTTAGAAAAGCAAATAGAAAAATACCTCCAAAAGCGAATAAAAGAGTTGAACGGGTTGACATTCAAGTGGATCAGCACCGTCAGCGGAGTACCGGACAGAATAGTCTTTTTAAACCAGAAGATCTTCTTGATCGAACTGAAAACGGAAACAGGCTCATTATCACCACGCCAGACACTAGTGTTTGATGAGATTGGCGAGCAGGGCTTTCCCGTACACATTTTAAGATCAACAGAGGACGTAGATGATTTCATTAGAAGCCAAGGAACGTTATAAGATTGCTAAAAAGAAATACGACAGTTCTAAAAGAGGTCACGTTATGCGGTATCTTACAAAAGCAAGAGACCGAGCAAAACAAAAAGGCTTGCCAATTAATTTAGACCTGGAGCATTTATTATCCATAGCCACAGATGAATGTCCGGTGTTTGGTATAAAATTTGTGTGGGGCAGGCATCAAGGGCAATCACACAGATACACCCCGTCGCTAGATAGAGTAGTACCTGAATTGGGATACATTAAAGGTAACGTAGTTTTTATATCTTATTGGGCAAACACAATTAAACAAGACGCCACAGAAAAAGAATTGTATGCTGTAGCCGATTGGCTACACGATAAAAGGAAAGAAGTTTTAAATGCTCAAGCGCAATCAGTTGCACCAGTATCAGAAAGAAATCATATCCAAAGCGCAGTCGGTGCCGAACTTGGGGCTGTTCCTACCACCAGGACTTGGCAAAACAGCAACAACCCTGACAATCATAGCGGAACAGTTCGAGGGCAAGACATTGATCATAGCACCGAAGAGGGTGGCCGAGACAGTATGGGATGCGGAGATCAAAAAATGGGAACATCTGAAACACCTAAAAGTTGTAAAGGTGCTGGGCAGTCCTGCGCAGCGGGAGGCTGCACTGGCCGCGGATGCTAATGTATATCTTATAAATCTTGAAAACGTAGCATGGCTTTGTGAAGCGCAAAATAAGTTAGTGTTCACTAACTTAGTGATTGATGAATCAAGCCGATTTAAGGACCCAAGCACTAAGCGTTTTAAGGCACTTAGGAAGCATTTAAAGGGCTTTCAGAGGCGTTTAATTCTAACGGGCACACCTACCCCTCAGGGCATAGGAGATCTCTGGTCACAGGTGGGTATATTGGACCTTGGCGAACGTCTGGAAACTAGCCTAACCAGGTTCAGAGATAAGTATATGGAGCCAGACCAGATTAATCGCCATACACGCGTAGTGTATAACTGGAAGCCTAAGCTGGGCGCCCATCTGCAGATACAAGAAAAAGTGTCGGATATCTGTTATTCGCTCAAAGCTGAGGACTATCTTGAATTACCTCCGCTAACTAATTTACATCATCCAATTGAAATTGATAAAAATATAAAGGCTAAATATGATCAACTTAGAAAAGACATGGTCGCTGAAATCGGTAAAGAAAAAATCACAGCTCCGACAGCAGCGGCGCTGGCGGGCAAGTTACTCCAATTCACCAGCGGCGCAATTTATGCAGAAGATGGAGAAGCGCAGGAAGTACACCGCGCTAAATTGGAACGCCTTGAGTCGATCATGGAAGAGTCTTCGTCTCCCACTCTTGTCTTCTACCACTTCAAGCACAGCCTCCAGCGATTACGTCTTCAATTCCCGCAGGCTGTGGTGCTGGACGATGACAACATTGCAGCGTGGCGTCGCGGCGAGATTCGTATGCTCCTTGCCCATCCCCAATCTGGGGGAATCGGCCTCAATCTACAGTGCAACGTTGGTGACACTGCACAAACGGTGTGGTTCGACCTCCCGTGGTCTTCGGAAAACTACATCCAAGCCAACGCACGTATTTACCGCCAAGGGCAAGAAAAGCCGGTTATTATACACCATCTAGTTTTGTCTAATAGCATCGACGAGCACGTCGTCAAAGTTTTAGAGGGTAAAATAAATTTGCAAGATGCCCTGCTAGAGTCCTTAAATTTTGCATTAGTATAGCCATGAGAACAAAAACCAAATACAAAGTCAACGCTGTGGCCCCACGCCTATCTGACGAAGACCCAGACCCAATCGAACAGGATGACGCAGAAGGTATGTCGAACCAAATTATTGAAGGTTGGTTGCCATGGGACCCGGAAGATATAGATGACATTAGACATCTAATAAATGAATGTATGCCTGTCAAGCAGCGGTTTGTATTAACAAGTTTTTTAGATGGTTTGTCTTATACAGAAGTAGGTTTATCGGAAAAACATTGGCGCTATCATTTTGCAAAAGGCGTAGAGTTTATTAAAAAGGAATTAAAACTATGAGTCATTTTGTAATTGAACGCATATACAAAGGTTATCCAATCATTGAAACACTGACCGGTGTTGAAGATATTGATACAAGTCAGTATCCCGACATTGAAACTTTATGGGTATGCGAAACAGCAGAAGAAGTAAAGGCAGTAGAAAGCGAATTAAGGAGAAAACATGAGCGACGTAGTCAACAATCCTAAACACTATACCAGTCATCCATCTGGCGTTGACTGCATTCAAATTACTGAACATATGGGTTTTAACCTAGGTAACGCCATTAAATATATCTGGCGCGCGGATCTTAAAGATGACGCGATTGAAGATTTGCGCAAAGCAGAGTGGTACATTCGCAGGGAAATTGAAAAGCGTTCACCATCTATAGCAAACAAAATTAAAGAGGAGTGTGGCAGATGAAAAAGTACACAGCGTGGGATATGGAAGATGCCATCTATAAAGTATGGCAAACATCTGATGATCTTGAATCATTTTATAAATATCATGGTGATGCAGAAAAACCAATGACTGAAGATGAAGTGGCTAACACTTTGCTTGGTATCAAGATGATGCACGAAATGCGTTGTTGGCAGTTGATGGATATGCACGCCAGAGTGTTTGAATTAAATCAGTATTGCACCGACCCAGTAAAGCTCGCAGAAAGAGAAAGAGTGCTTGGGCCTATCAAGAAGAAAGGTAAAAAGAATGAATGATAAAACTGATGTATTAGATGACATGAGCATTAAGATTGAACTGACTGTTCGAGGCTTTAATGTATTGATGGCCATCTTAGATTTACCACAACAAGCACCAACCACAATGAAGGCAGAGATGATGAACATCTTGCACTCACAAGTTAGCCCACAAATTGAGCAAGCCAAAAAAGGTTTAGAGGCAGCATTAAAAGCAAGTGAGGAAGCAGCCAATGGATAATTTTATGCGCCAGTTTTTACGGCATCGTAAATTTAGCAACGATATTGCTAAAGCCGTAGAAGAAAAAACTAAAAAGTCTAGTGAAGAAGAGGAAATGGTTCACCGCTTAAAAGCTGAAGCCATGACCAAAGTCATTGTCAATGAGATGATGCCAACGTTTAGAAAAATGATGGAAATGCAACAAAATGACAAACCACCATCTAAACCTAAGAAAACCATCATCCTGCCAGACTAGGGCGGATTGAGTGCTTTATTTGCATTAGTAAATATAGGACTCGCTGTGAAGCGCTCCTGCGGGCGTAAAGAAGCCTTGCATTTGCCCAAAGACGTTTGGGATGACGGCTGGGAAAGACCAGCACCCACACACATACACATAGGAGAAATACATGAGCCCATACGAATTACGCTTTTCCGTTTTTAACGCAGCTAAAGATTTTTTAGAGACCCAGTACAATGCCAACATGGCAGCTTGGGAATTGCTCAACAAGACCTCTAAAGAAACACTAGAGCTAGCACCTAAATTTCCCACAATGGACGATGTTATTAATAAAGCCATTGAAATCAATAAGTTTGTCAGCGATGCCCAACGTGAAGAAGTTTTAAAACTCAAACGTTCTGGCGTTAGCGTTATATTTTAAAGGTACATCATGGCCACCAAACCCGGACTCTACGCAAACATTCACGCAAAACAAGAACGCATTAAACGCGGTTCCGGCGAACACATGCGCAAACCGGGTTCGGCTGGTGCGCCAACCAAACAAGCATTTGTTGAGTCCGCCAAAACAGCTAAAAAAGCTAGCGGCGGCTCAGTAAAACACGACAAACCAATTGCCAAAACAACTAAAGGCGAAGGCCGTCATTATTTAAGTACCAAAGAAGGTGCTGGCATGACAGCAGCTGGTCGCAAGGCTTACAATTCCAAAAACGGCAGTCATCTAAAAGCCCCTCAACCAGAAGGTGGCCCTCGTAAAAAATCATTCTGTGCTCGCATGTCTGGTGTGCCCGGCCCTATGAAGGACGAGAACGGAAAACCAACACGCAAAGCAGCAAGTCTAAAAAGGTGGAAATGTGGTAGCTAAAAAATTTAAATTTACAGATGCACACGCCAAGATTATTTTAGAACTTGGCAAACAGGGCGCATCGCAAAAAGCTATGTATGCTGCTTTAAATATCAGCAAATCTACAGCAATTAAACTTAAAAAAGAAGATCCTAAGTTTGCAGAAGCTATGGACTTAGCTACAACTTATGGTCAAGCATACTGGGAAAACATGATGTTAGCCAATATTGACAACCGTGGGTTTAATTCCCGCGTTGCCGAAATTGCCCTTCGTGGACAGTATCCAGAGGACTACAAAGACAGTCGTGAAATTAAAGCCGAAATAAAACAAGAAGTTGTGGTCGACTTTAATAAAGAGATAGCTGATCTAATTTCCTCCCTAAAATAAAATATTTCACATTGTGGTACAAAAAGGGCCTTGTCAGGCCCTATTTTTTGCATTAGTATATGTAAGACGAACATTTACTAAAAAGGCTAAAAATGACCGCACACGCGCTGCTCTCAGCATCAGGATCAAAACGCTGGCTAACCTGCACACCATCTGCCAGACTAGAAGCAACCCTCCCCGAACAAAAACGAGCTCCAGGTTCTTTTGACTTCTCACAAGAAGGAACTATGGCTCACGCTTTGGCAGAAGTTAAATTGCGCCATTACTACGGTCAAATAGGAATTGAAGAATATGAAAAAGAATACGAAATCATTAAATCAACATCCTACTATGATGACGATTTCGAGGCTAACGTCGATAATTACGTTTTGTATGTTCGTTCACAAATTGGTGAAGGCGATACTCCGTTGTTTGAACAACGTGTGGATTTCAGTGACTGGGTACCTGATGGATTTGGTACTGCGGACGTCGTCATCCTTTCGAAACACGCAATTAGAGTCATTGATCTTAAATTCGGAAAAGGTATCCCTGTCCACGCCCAAGACAACCCCCAGCTCCGCCTCTACGCGCTCGGCGCGTGGTCTAAATTCAAAGAAGAATGGCCGGACATACGTGAAGTCAGTTACACAATCCACCAACCCAGACTTGACAGCATTAGCACCGACGGCACAAGTATCAGCAAACTTGTCGACTGGGCGAACTACTTCGTCAAACCAAAAGCCAAAAAAGCGTGGTCAGGCACAGGTGAGTTCCTCCCAGGTGACCACTGTCAATTCTGCCGCGCCAAAACGCAGTGCAGGGCGCGCTCGGACTTTAACTCGGAAATCGCAAAGCTAGAATTTAGACCCGCCCCGCTACTAGATGAAGATGAAATGAGTCTAGTTCTTTCCAGGGCCCAAGATTTACGCACATGGGTTAACGACGTTGAGGATTATGCCTTAGAACAAGCAATTAACAACAGCGTTATCCCCCCTGGCTATAAGCTAGCAACAACTGTAACACACAGAAAAATATCTGATCATGCGTTGGCAGCTACTGTGCTTATTGAAAAAGGCATGGATGAAAAAGTTATTTGGGAACCACCCAAACTTAAGTCTTTGGCATCATTGGAAAAAATAAACAAGCAAGTTATGGCCCATTTAGGTGATTTAGTTATACGTCCAGAAGGTCAACCAAAACTAGTTAAAGTTAAAGAAACAGCAAAGGATGACTTTGAATGAACGCATGGTTAATTGGTTTTATAGGTTGCGTATACACATTTGTGGCAATTCAATTTTTTATAAAAGGTCAAATTGGCATGGGCATATCTTTTTTAGGGTATGCTCTTGGTAACGTAGGCCTAGTTATGGTGACATTACAATTATAAGAAGGACACCAATGTTAGTTAAATACAGCGATTCAGAGTTTGAAGTGCCCGATATTTTAATTGATAAGTTTTACAAAGACTTTGATGGTTTAGTGGGTGGCAGAGAACGAACCGGTGTGCATCAACTAAGAATGCGCATTGAAGAGATTACTGACATGGTTTTTGAAGAACCAGAATTATTAGAAGATATGAGTGTTCATGCCGATTTTATGAACGCTTTGGCGATGCGTCAAGCCCTAGCGGCTCACGGAATTTTGTACGATGCGTAAATATTTCACATCGTGGAAAATAAGTAGTAAGAAGTTTGCATTAGTATGAGTAGGGTACCGATTCAGCTCCTTTAAGTCTGAGTCACTAAAAATGTAAAAAGGTAAAAATTATTATGGCAGTCAAATCAGTAAAGACCAAGTTTGTAACTGGCAAAGTTCGTTTCTCGTTTGTTCACGTATTTGAACCAGCTGAGACATTGAACGGTTCTTTGAAGTACTCTGTATCAATCCTAATCCCCAAGTCTGACAAAGACACAGTAGCACGTTTCAATAAAGCCTTTGAAGAAACCAAGCAAGCTAACGCAGCTTACTTTGGCGGAAGCATTCCTAAAATGCTTAAAGGTGGTCTGCGTGATGGCGATGCGGAAAAAGATGATCCAGTATACGCCGGTCACTATTTCATCAATGCCAACTCTAATGAGAAGCCAGGTATTGTTGATGCTGAATTAAATCCAATTATGGACAAAGACGAGTTCTATAGCGGTTGCTATGGTCGTGCGTCACTTACCCTTTACCCATACGATGCAAGTGGTTCTAAAGGTATTGCAGCAGGTTTAAACAACGTTCAGAAGTTAGAGGACGGTGAGAAGTTTGGCGGTGCAACATCCGCCGCAGCAGATTTCGCAATTTAAGAAGTACCCATGTAGTGGGCGGGGCGACTAGAAACTGGTCGCCCTTTTTGCCCTTTATTAACCCATAACTAGAGAAAAACAATAAATGGATCAGTATCAAGAGTACATTGCCGCCAGTAGATATGCCCGATTTGTAGATGAAAAGAAACGCAGAGAAACATGGGCAGAAACAGTTAACCGTTTTGTGGATTATATTTTTACCCGTACCCCAGCAATTGCCCAAGACGAAGATTTAAAAAATGAATTATTTGATGCTATCCATAACCTAGAACTTATGCCGTCCATGCGTGCCATGATGACGGCAGGAAAGAGTGCCGATCGTGACAATACTTGCGTCTATAACTGCAGCTATCTCCCGGTGGATGACCCCAAAAGTTTTGACGAAGCCATGTTCATTTTGCTTTGCGGAACTGGCGTTGGATTCTCAGTTGAATCAAAGTACATTAACCGTTTGCCCGAAGTGCCAGAAAACTTGTTTGATTATTCCGGAACAATTCAAGTGCACGATTCAAAAGAAGGATGGGCAAAATCATTACGTCTGCTCATCGCCCACCTCTACGCAGGAGAAATCCCAAAGTGGGATACTTCCACAGTTCGCCCCTCCGGAGCCAGACTCAAAACATTTGGTGGAAGAGCTTCAGGGCCGCAACCATTAATTGATTTGTTTGAGTTTGTTGTGGCAACATTTAAAGGCGCAAAGGGTCGCAAACTCAATTCGCTTGAGTGCCACGATTTAATGTGCAAAATTGGTGAGGTAGTTGTAGTAGGCGGCGTTCGTCGCTCAGCTATGATATCCTTGTCAGACTTAGATGATGAAAGGATTCGACATGCTAAAGCTGGCCCATGGTGGGAAACAGCACCTCATCGTGCACTCGCCAACAACAGTGCGGTTTATA